ATAATACTAATTACGTTAAAGACTTAGGAAGCGGGGCTGGTTCCGGAGTAACTCAGATTTTTAGCGATGGATTCTTTGACGAAGAGGCCGCAAAGAAAGAAGTTAAAAACGGCCGTTACGTTAATGACCCAGCAGGCGAACAACAATTTAAAGGCTATCACGTTTTTAAATTATATGTACGGATTGTTCCAGATGAATTCGGGATGAATTTTCCGGGCTCAGCAATGCCGCAAATTTGGAAGTTAATTTACGTTAATAACGTTTTAGCTTTCGCGCAGCAGCAGACTAATATGCATCAATATCTGCCAATGGTTTTCGGCCAGCCATTAGGTGACGGATTAGATTACCAAACGGTAAGTTACGCGGAGAATTTAAAAGATATTCAGCGGATGGCCAGTAAGCTCTGGACTGCGGAATTAAAAAGTACCAATAGGGTTATCGGTGACCGCGCGATTTATAATCCGCTTTATATTGACCCACAGAATTTACGCAGTAAATCCGGCAGCAGTAAGATTCCACTTCGCGGCGGTGCTGCAAGTATGAATTTTAACCCAGCATTGGCTTATTATCAAATCCCTTATAATGACCCAGCACTTGGGTTACGGATGAATCAAGCCGCTCAGATTTCCACTTTTGGAGATAAAGTAGGTGGGCAAAATCCAGCATTTCAAGGGAATTTCGTAAAAGGAAATAAGACTGATAATCAATTCCAAGAGACAGTGCAGGGCACGGAATCAAGAATGTTGCTTATGGCAATTATGTTAGAGACTGGATTCTTTACGCCGATTAAGGAAATGATTAAGGCTAACATTCTGCAATATAAAGCGAATGAAGTGATTACGGATTCATCTACAGGACAGCCGTTGAAAATAGATATTGCTACACTGCGTAAAGGATTAATTGAATTCGAACTCGGTGATGGATTAGCGGCCAGTGCAGCTAAAGCAATGCTCCCAGTTTTAGGTAACGTTCTGCAAGCAACTCAAGCGAATCCGGCGCTCGCTCAGGAATATGATGTAGTTTCTATGTTCGCTTATTACGCAAAGTTAAGTGGGTTCCGCCGGATAGAATCTTTCCGATTCACCCAAGAACAAAAAGCTATGAATCAACAACAATTGCAATTGGCGGCCCAAGCTGCCGCAGGTGGGCAGGTTCCAGAGGCCACCAGCGCTAATCAAACTCCAACACAATAAGCGAAAGTATAAATTATGGAAACCCAACAAGCTGATATTATGGCTAATAAGGTAAGGCAATTTGAATATTACGCGTACCTAGAGAAACAAAATGCAGAAGGGGTTTCGCCAAAAGACAAAGTCTTAGAATCCCTCACACCTGAGCAACGGCATTTGTTGCATAATATGCGAACTATGGCGGTGGTCGGTAAGCTGTCGCTTAACCCCGAAGCCAGTGATTTTAAAGCTAACTGGCATATTTTTACTGGCCAAATAGCAATTCTAACAACTCTTATAGGTGAATAAATATGTGGCTTAATCGTTACCCAGCGCAGAATTTCTTTAATTTTGGCGGAAGTAAAAGTTCAGGTGGAGGCACCACGCAAAATAGTGGCGCAGGCGCAGCAAATAATGGAGCCGCCGCTGGCCAAGGAACTAGCCAAGGCGCAGCTGGAAATTCTGGCGCAGCTGCTAATGGCACAACGACTCCGGCAATTTCTGAACTAGACGCAGGACTTAATAATCTTGCTGATCTTTGGAAAGCTCCAGCCGCTGCCGCAGCTGCCGCTACCGGAGATAACGCACCTAAAGGTGCTTACGCAGATTTTACCGATGACGCACTGTCAAAAGCATTTGGCGCTGCTCGGATTTCTACCACGATTAAGCCAGAGATTCTAAGTTCTCTTTTCGACGGCAATCAAGAAAAAGCGGCTGCTCTTTCCGGAATCCTTGACCAAGCTTTCCAAATTGGCCTTAGCATGTCAGCTAAGAATGCAATGAAATTGGCGGAGCATGGGCTAAATCACGGATTTGAGAAATTTAAAACCGGTGAGCTTTCACAACTTTTAGCTCAACGCTCCGTGCAATCTGGGGTCCTTGAAGCTAACCCAATGTTAGCTAATCCAGCTTACAAACCAGTTTATGACGCGTTAGTTTCTAGCTTAACAGCCCAATATCCACAGGCCACCCAGCAAGAAATTACCCAGCATGCAACCAAACACATTACGAACCTTGTAAATGGTTTGGCCCCACAGAATAAAACAAATACAAATACAGGAAACCTGAAACCTGCCGGAACCACAGACAGTTTTGGCGACGACTTCTTTAATTAATTAGCAAAGTGAGATGATAGAATGAGTACCTTAGGTATTTTTAATAGCACAAACTTCAATCCTGAAGATGTGATGCTGCAAAGTTTCCAGGGAGCGGTTTTTAAACGCTTTCCTGGCGGTTCGATGCCACTTTTGGGCTTTACTGCCCTGACTAAAACTGGCACGTTAAATGTTCCAACTCATGCTTGGAAAATTGAACAACAAGAATTCCCACATACCGCAACTACTGCGTCTGTGGCGGCTGCTGCTAAAGGCACGGCTTCCAGAATTCCTGTTGCTGACGCTACGCAATTCACAAATGGCGTGGTTATTCAAGTTAACGGGACGCATGAGCACATTCGTGTGCAAAGTGTGATTGATGAATTTACGATTTTGGGCTTACGCGGTTTTGGTACCGTTCCGCCCCAAGTAATCCCATCTGGCACAGAACTCTGGCGTATTTCTACTGCGTTTGAAGAAAGTTCTTTACGCCCACAAGCTCGCGTTGGGGGCAATGGGCAAGATCTTACTAACGTAACGCAGATTTTCCGTGATTCTTGGGCGGTTTCTGGTACGACTGCTGCAATGAAACTTAGTAAGTTTGGTGAAAACCCACTGACTAAGAATCGGCGCGAAGCAATGGTACAACATGCTACGGATATGGAAATGAATCTCCTGTTCGGCCAGCGTGTTGAGACTGTTATGAACGGCCAGCCTTTGCGCAAAATGGATGGTATTCTTAGTTTAATGCGCCAATACGCACCTGAGAATTATCATCTGTCGCCAAGCGTAATTACAATGGGCATGTTGGAAGATATGCTTGACCCAGTGTTTGATTATAACACTGACAGCACGAATATGAATGATCGTATTCTGTTCGGTGGTAAGATTGCTGTTAAGGCAATTAATCAGCTTGGTAATTACAGCGGCCAAAAGAATCTGGTTAACGGCCAGACTAAATTCGGCCATCGCTTCTCTGAATTTATTACCACTCGTGGTAACTATAAGGTAATGGAGCATCCGCTGTTTAATATCAATCCTGATTGGTCACGGATGATGTTAGTTCTGGATTTGAGCACGCTTAAATTGCTTAATCTGGAAGGACGTAAGACTACGCACCGCGCGTTTAACTCCCGTGTAAATTCGGAAGATGCAAGCGCTGCGGTTGATGCTGGTATTGATGCTGAAGGTGGCAGTTTCTTAACGGAACTTACGCTGGAATTATCGCTGCCAAGTGCTAATGCTGTGATTACTGGTATTTGTGATGTTGCGTGCGAACCTTGCCCAACGTTACCGACTACTTATTACGCACAATTTAGCATCTCGCATCCTTGTGAATCTGGCGCTGTCGCTGGTGGAACGCAAGTTACACTTACGATTACCGGTAACAAAGCTGCACAGGCTTATAATGTTGTGACGCCTAACGGAATCCAAACGATTACTGCGGATGGTTCTGGTAACGGTAGCGTGACGTTTACGCTCCCAGCTTACGTGGAAAACATGATTCAAGGTGCTGAGCCTTGGGGTAAAGTTAATGTAGTCAGTTTCTACATTGCAAATAGCGCCACGTTAAATAACGTTGCACTCTCGCAGATTTCTGTTAGCGCTTGCGTTAAAGATCCTTGCGATGACCCTAATGTTATCGTGTCGGATGCTGAGTGCGTGACGATTAACGCTTAATTCTAGGCGTTCTAAGGAAAAGGGAGGAGGTAATTCTCCTCCCTTTTTGCTATCTGGACAAAACAACTTAAATATTACAGGTGAATTATTATGGCATTAGAAACTACTGGCCCAGGTATGGGTTCCATGGCTGCGTTAATCGCAAGTCGATTGTCAAAACAAGGTGTTAATTTAGCTACTCCTCCTACTCCTAAGACTTTAGTAGAGCCGGCAGGATTAAAACCTGATATGCCAAATGTAATTACTTTCTTAGGCCCAAGCGGTGCTTGTATTTGGCTTAACGGTGAGAAAAGCAAAAAGCGATTTTCTAAAAATGGTGTTTACCTGACGGATTCAGCTAATGAAGCTGCGCAATTACGCACAATGTCAGGCGTTACGGAATTATCCCCAGAATTAGCAATGGGAGTTATCTAATGGCTTTCAGAGAATTATCTCCACAGCTTGAAGAATTAGTTCAAGGCTGTGTTGAGTTGTCAAAACATCCGGAACGTAGAGATGATATTATTCGGCACACTAAGACTGTCGTTTTAGGTAAGCATCGAATGGAAAGATTTTGGCGCGACGTGGAGGTTATTCAATGGGAAGCCACTTCTTCGGTTACTTCGCGCACAGTAGATTTAACTACGATTCCGAAACATCGGGATATTTTACAAATAGGAGTTCCAGGAATAATTAAGCCACTGGAGAAATTAGGAATTGATGCGATTCTTCCTGGGGTCTCCAGAGGGAAAACTAATTGCTGGTACGTATTAGGTCATGCATTGCATGTTAAAACTGCGGCTCCGCATAATGAATTGCTAATCGCAATGCTGGGTAAACCGGATATTTCGGATACTAAATTTTATTCTTGGATTGCAGAAACTTACGGGAACGGAATCGTAGAGGAAGTGGCAAGTATTATCTTTGGCGAATGCGGACAAACTGATAAGCAGCGGCTTTACGCAGACCGCGTAACGCAATTACATAATCCTGAGATTATGCGGGAAGAATTGTTATCCGCTGATTCAAGCATTTTAAACTCAGGGGCTATCCATGGAGACTAAACCACCAGAGCCTCTGATCTTTACGATGCCATGTATGGAGTTTTTTGATTCGGCAAGCGTGGAAAAAGAAGAGACAACCGCAGGAGTTATTTTTAATTTGCGGCCAGGCTGGAACAGTTTCCAGAAGATTTCGCAATTACGGAATTTTCTGCAATTGGATTTTGTATTAAGTTCTCCTTGTGTGCAGAAGGTAACTGTAACGGTTCGGGATTTTGAAAACGATAATTTCTGTGTCAGGACACAGGTAATTCCAAGTGTGATTCCTGCTCGAATCCGAATGCCTTGCCCAAAGGATTGGTTACAATGTGTAGAGATCTTTTGCTCGGCGGCTTGTACCCTAGTTGGAATAGAAGGTGTAGATTTTAAACGGAACGTAGACACCTTTAGTCTTAATTCCCAAGCGGATTTAGAAGTAAGTTCGAATTCCGCAACTTGTAAGTTTAAAGTTACCGGAGTGGAATTGGAAGGGAAGGACTCAGGAGAACCCTGGGAAGCCCACATAAAAACAAGAAATGCCTTCTCAAGGGACACAGTTTATGTCGAACACTTTTCTACGCCTGCCTCTACACAAATCTTTGATGGACAAGCGGAAGCGCTTTACGTTAAAGGAGAAGTCTCCCTTTGCAAAAGTGGGGTCAGTGCAGGACTTGGCAGCACCACCGTCAGAAGTGAAAGTGGCGCAACCGTTAAATATAAAACAGAAGCCTTAATGGTGGGAAATCCACAGGCAAGGATTCGTAGAATCTCAGAACGAGGTGGGAATAATGTCTCGTACTACGTTTAGATTAAATATGACTGCCAGCAGTTTTCCATTAGTGTCCAGTAATTATGGCGCTAGTGTGGCTGGCAGGGGCCGCTTTGACACTGATTATGTTGTAACGAATCAGTATTCTGGAAGTCAGGCGGATGCCTTTATTGGCATTCCGTCTTTTTTATATTTACATAATTGCCTTCCGTTTACTCATGGAATGCAAAGTGTAGGATTCGCGCAGGTTGCTCCTGGTTTGCCTGGCGCAAAGGATTTTGATTCGGCTTTCCAGTTACAATTTGGCACCGACCCTTCGATTATTTTTGTCCCTGCCAAAGGGATTAATTACGTTAAGGCTCCGGATAATAATTGGCAAAGCGCCCCTACGCCAATGAGAATGGCAGGCATGGTTACGACTGCTTATTTAAAAGGTAAGTCTTATATTTGCTACCAGGGCAATGGGATTTTCACTTATAATAAGGTGACTGGCCAGATTGTTCCGGTTACGTTAAGTGGGTTAAATTCTAGTAGCTTACTGGGAATTACCGCAGCTAATAGTTATCTGGTGGCATTTGATTCGGATACGGTTTACTTTAGTAACCCAACGGATGAATTAGATTTCCAGCCTACTCTGGCTAGTGGGGCAGGGAGTGAAAGCATTTTGCAGGCCAAAGGTAAGATTATCTGCTGCCTGCCAATTGAAAATGGATTTATCGTTTACACCACTCGGAATGCTGTCAGCGCAAGCTTTAGCGGAGATTCTAAATTCCCTTGGATTTACAGAGAGATTGATGGAAGCAGTGGGATTAAAAGTCATGAGCATGTAGCGCATACGAGTAATTTCGCAGGGCATTATGCATTTACGTCGGCAGGTATGCAATTAGTTGGAATCCAAGAAGCGCAATCTATTTTCCCAGAAGTTACGGACTTTTTATTGGGTGCAGAATTGGAGGATTACGTCGGGGAATTAGGATTACAACCTGGTAACGCAGCGCCGGAGCTTAATGCTAGTGTTTACGGAGAATTTGCAACTGCACAATTTGGCCAGAATCAATTAATGATTCAGCGACTTCCGCCGGGAACTAACGGAATGTTGGTTAAAATCGCCATTGTCGCCAGTAGATATTTGGTAATTTCCCACGGGATTCAAGAATTAACGCATATGTTAGTTTACGATACAGCGCTTCGTCGTTGGGGGAAATTACGGAAAAAGCATGTAGCGGTATTTGAACATAGCACCGAAGCTGCGGAGATTCCTGGAAATACTAGGATTGCGATTCTGGAACGCTCAGGTAGGGTTAATATTGTTAGTCCGGTTAGCTACCCTGGCGTGATTGATAAGAGCGATTCAGTTTTATTTCTAGGCAGAATCCAAGCGCAACGTGGCCAGAATGGAGAATTATTAGCGGTTGATAGCTCAAGAATGTCGCTTACGGATTCTAAGTTATCGGTATTGGCAAGTTTAAATGGAAATAGCTGGCAACCAGAAATAACTCCAATGCTAACGCACGGTGACCCAGAAGCCCAACGGCACCAATTAACTGCGTTTGGGAAAAGCTTTGTGCTTAAATACACTGGGGATTTTAAATTATCCTCAGTGGAAGTTGATGTTAATGTTACCAGAGGTGGCTAATGAATATCTTTAGGCATATCTTACCAGAAACCCCTACGGAAAATGGTAGGGTTTTTGCATTATTGTTCCGAGCGATTAGACGGCTTACGGAAGATATTGATGGGTATCTTTCTGGGACTTCGGAACCAGTGGTTAGATTAACTGCAATCAAAAACGTAAGTTCGGTATTGCAGCCAGGAACTTTGATTTATGTGGATAATGAAGAATACGCAGCCACAACTGACCGTGGCTATAACGCTGTCTTTAGTGGCGGAACCGTAGCTAAAATGGGGAGCGCAATCGCCAAACCAGGAATTATTATGGTGCCTGGAAAAACTTATTGGCTCCAACTTGGTGATGGGCAAATCACTTCAACCCCAAATCTTAATTTTAGGTTACAATTACTTGGGGTTGCTATTACCCCTAGTGATTTACACTTTATCTACACACCACCTACAGCTTAATGCCAACAGCCCAAAACCTTCTTGATGATATGCTAGCCGCAAATAGGATTATAGATCCTATCGGAAAGTACGATCTCAAAAAAGCAGGCCTAACGAATGATTTCGTAGCCGGCGAAGTGCTTGGATTGTTAAATGGAATTAATCCGCTGATGAAAGAAATTGGCTTAGGTGCTGATTCCCGTTATCTTGGCGGAATTGATAGCCGAGATGGTTCGGTGGTGTTAAATAAAGATAAGCCTATGCTTGGGCCAACTGTTTTGCATGAAGGAATTCATAAAGTGCAAACGGTGCTTTTCGACGAGGCTGCGAAAAGTAAAGACCCAGCAATGAAGCAATTTAAAGACGCATATGCAAAAATGCAGGATGCGTATAAAAAAGAATCTGATCGCCAAAATGCGATTGATGACCCAAAAGAAACTCCAGAAATGAAGCGCCTTGCGCAATATAGATTCTCCCCAGCGGAGAGATTAGCTTTTGGGACTAATGCTTTATTTTCTGATGTTGGCGCTTCAGGCAGAGTTCCGCATATGGATGCTACTGCTCTCACAGATTTTTTGGTGTTAGCAGATATGCTGGGCCAAACTAAGAAAAAGACTGGAACGAAATAAAATGACTGTGCCAAATGATTTAATCGTTACTCCAGAGTCCGGGTTAATTACGGAAGTAGACGGGAATTTTACCGTCAACACTTCCGTTCTGGAAGCAATGGCGGCTGCTCAGGCGGCTAATACTAATTCTGGTTGTGGGCCTTGCGGGAATAATCCTGGGCCTTGCACTTACTTCTGGTCACTTGGCGCCCAAAGCATGCAGAATGGAGAGGC